TGGGACAGGGTTAACGATGTCTTCAATCATCCCTGAGGTGATGTCGTCATCGTCGTCTTTCGCACGAACCATCTCCTGAATTTTCTCAGGCAATGTTTCAATGGCCAGCTGCTCGCAGATCACAACTTCCAACGGGTTGCCCATTGGATCCCGCTGACAGACGTAGCGGTTTAGATGAAAACAACGCAGGCCTTCTGGCGCGATATGCAGCAACGCATTACCGCCAACAATTAAATGCAGCAGCGCTTCATGGAAGACAACCCTGTCATTTGACGCTTCGATCTCTCGCAAGACCTGACGCTCAATCTGGCTTAAGGCCTGCTCAAAATCGCTTTTCTGTTCTGGGCTGACACCTTGAGCGTTTAGCTCTGCTTCATCCAATGAGAAGCGAAAGAACTGCTGCGTCGGAGGCAACAAAGCAAGAAGCATCCGACTGGCAAGGTTCAGCACCCCGCGAGCACCGATGCCATTCCACGGCACCGGGAACGTCTCTTTGGTGTCAGCGACTGGCTCTGAACTGGTGGGGATCAGGTACGGAATCGTCAGCCGAGCGCAAGCTCGACCCCTGCTCAGGTAATAGTCCCTGTCAGAAGCAAGATCTTCATAGCGTTGCGCTGCGGTTGATTTCATCAGATTGCAAGGTTGGGGCCTGACCCAGCAGAGTTGGACGTACCAGCAGCAGTGCTGATCCTTAGACCAGTGTTCTTAGGCTTCTTCTTGGTGGCAGCTGTTGTTGTTTGAGCGTTGGTTGGCTGATCAGTCATCTGCGCTGACGACGTATAAGACGAAGCGGCAGCAGCCCGACTGCTTTCTTCAGCGGCAGCAGCCCGCGATTGGTATTGCATGGCAAATTCCTGCTGTTGCTGTTGCGCTTGATCCATCTGCTGTTGCAGTGATGCAGAAAAATCTGCAGCCTGCGCTGCGCTTTGCTCCTGATACCGAGCAAGAGCTTCCTCTTGCCGTCGCATGTCTTCCTCGGAAGGGCCGACATATCTGACTTCAGGTTCCCGTGATCCGCCGCCGCCACACATGGTGATGCTCCTTTAGGTGATGTTGAGGCCAGTGCCTTTGGCAGAACTGCTTGCAGAACTGCCAATGCGAAGTGATTTCTTGCCATTGGCAGTGGCAAGCTCGCGTGACTTAGTGCCAATCTTTGGCGATTGAGCAACCTTTTCTGGCGGTGGAGTGCCAATCAAGGTTGCAAGTCTTCTTGCGTCTTCTGCAATGAGCGCTTCGTCTCTGGCATCAGCAATCCTTTCTTGCTCAATTGCCTGCATCGAAGCAGTGTTTTGCCGTAACTGAGATTGATAGTCAGCCTGAAGCTCACGAATCCCGCTATTCATCGATTGCTCGATGGCAGATTTCTGCAGCTCAAATTGCTGGTTGTAAGCGTTGTAATCAGGCTTCTCGATTGTTGCCCTTCGGCCACCACCACCACACATCAGCCGCCCTCCATTTCCATAACGACAACATCTGTTTGCTGATCTATCTGTTTTTGAGCCAGCCATTTCACGACTGATACCTGACCAGCGCGGAACATGATCTCGCGATCACTCCACTCCAGCTCAGGCGCTCGATCAGGGAACTCTGCGGCAAGAGCATCCACAAGCCTCTCATCAATTGGTGGGAGATAAGGCACTCTGCGTCGCCGTAGATATTGCCCATGGTATCTAAGCTTCAGTCAGAAACAAAGAAGTCATGTCTGATCAGCTAGCCAAGCTCAGCGAGATGCACGACCTTGTAATTGAACAGGTGCTTGAAGATCTCCAGAATGGTGATCGCCGGGCACGTCAAGAAGCAATGGCATTACTGAAGAACAGCAACGTCACTGCTGTTGCAGCTGAAGGCTCAACTCTCAAGAAGCTTGCTGGCAAGTTGGACTTCTCAGAGATGAGCGACAAGGTTGTGCCTATACAGAAAGCTGTTTAACACCGCCATAGGCACCGTGATTGGACAGGTTGGGACGCCATCCCATAGCGAGGCAATCAATGGCGCCAACCTGTTCACTCATCCAAGCTTCCATATCTTCACGCTGCATCTGAGAGCTGCGTTCTATCTGCGTCCGCATCTGATCTTGAGCAGCAGCTTCTACGAAATAAGCAAGCGCAATTGCCAAAGCATCAGCCCGGTCATCGTGACTTAGGCAGCCCTTTTCATCGGTTAGCCGCGACATCTGATGAGCAACTGATCTGGAATAGCCGTGCTCTGGATCTTCATCCAATAGGCGGTAATCAGCTTTGATCACCTTGGCCAACATGCAAAGCCTGTGCTGCTGAATGATTGGACCGAGCGTGTCGCACAGCCGGGTCTCTTTTCGAATGCTGTGCTTGACCTCTTCAATCGTGACAGGATGATGCCGGAGCATGTGCGGCTTGAGCAGCGCCGTAAACATGCCATCACCCATGTTTGCCTCAGCAATCACATAGTTGACGTCCCATTTCTTGGCGATCTTGGCGCAATTCTCTAGAACAACATCGTCATAACCAAGGGTTGAGCCGCCGCTTTCCAGAACGAAGAAATTACCGCCATATTCAGCCAATACACACCAGGCCAGTTCATCTCGGCCTCTACCTGCAGGGTCAATTGACATGACGACACGCGCATCTTTCCGTTCCACCCAGCCATTGATGAATGCAGGCCGATGCCAGAAACGATCGGCACCCATACCAACGCAAACCAGTTCTTGAAGCCGATATTCGGGAGAGCTGGACCAGACGACAGTCTCTGGAAGCGCAGATCCATCGATGTCGAGGACACAAATGTCGCCCAGTCGTACTGGGAAGCGATCAAGAGTGGCAAGTCTGCAATTGAGATAGAACTGAAGCTCGAAGCTTGCCTTCGTCATCGACGCTTGGCGTTGAAGGATGTCTTCGTGACTGAACCGCTCAGGGTCCGTTGGCTCTCCGACTAGCCCTGGGTCGTTTTCTACCTCTGCTTCGATGCGTGGATCGAGGTTTCCTTCATAAGTATCAGTCTCTTCAGGGTATAAAGCAGGCCAATATCTACTTGAATAGCCACGTTCTCGCACCAAACGTAGATAAATACTGGTCTCGGTGTGCGGTGTACCGAGATAAATGATCTTTCTAGGCAGCAGCTGGCCCTCATCTGGCTTGATGATGGATTCCATCTCTGTCACAGCATGAGCAATGCGCTCTTGCTTCAAGATAGTGAGCGTATTTGCAAGCGTTTCGATGTCATCTAAAACCGCGCAAGTACAGCGCTGGCCTGTGGTTTGGGCTCCAACGCCTAGCGCACGGACGGATGGCGACTGTTCAACAGTACAAGGGGCAACATCAAACGCTACATTGCTGGACCTATTCTCTAATCCAGGCAATAAGCACTGCAATATGTCTACTTCAGCCATGGTACGCAACATAAATTGCGTGAAATCAGTCGCTTTAATGGCAGTAGCTGAAACGACAAGGATCTTTTCCTCTGGATCCATGCGCAGCCGCCATAAAGCGTAGTAACTGGCCAATAAGCTCTTGCCCAGGCCCCTGAAAGCAACAGTCAGCTGCCGATCAGGGCCATCTTGCATCCATTGAGCGACAGCAACCTGCTGTTTGGTGGGTGTTGTGGCCAGACCTTGCTCTCTAAGCAGATAGCAACAGAACTGCGGAAAGCTCCGCAGCTGTTCTGGCATCTCTTCCCACAGTTGCTTCATTCAAAGGCCTTTGCAGCAGCACGTTTGATGGCAGCCCTTAGGCCTGCGACCTTGCCATCGACCAGATGAGACGACGACGTAAAGCAGCATTTCGTGATTCCGTCCTCAGTGAGACACACCTTGAGACAGTCGTCCTCGGTGGAAGTGATTTCAAGCATCTGGATGAAGAGCGTCCCATTCAGCGGCAGATGCAACGTAGAAATTCATGGCATAAGCAATAGGTGAATCTGTCGCAGTTGGATCAGTCACCGTCACCGTCACCGTGGCATTGCCTTCCAGAGGAAAGGTGAGCGTTGTAATTGCAGCTTGGTCTGAAACCCCCATGGGGTAGTTACCGCGAGCTTCCCATTTGTACGACGGGCTTGCGTCACCAGTAATTACAGCTTCAACCGCCAAG